GCACCGGAATCTCTATTACAAACGGCCCCGGCAGCATCACTATCGCGGCGACCGGCGGCGGCGGGGCGTACATAACGAGCTTCAACATAAGTACTAGCGGGGGTTCATACTTCACATATTCCGGTGCAGGTTACGCGCCCCTCGTTGGACATTTTACCTCTGGCCCAACTGTATATGGTGCGGCGTTTTTCCGCGCCAGTGGAAGCGGATATTATGTTACATCTGTGGGTTCTATTAACTCAATGAGCATCCAAGATAGCACGGTTAACACTTCGTTTTTTTATTCCGGCGCAGATTTTAGCAGTTTTGTGGGTTCCTTTTACGTAATGGACAACATTTTGTCCTTCTACGGCTTACAAATTTATTCCGCCGCAATGGCGACACTTTTTGCCGATAGCGAAAGCAGCCTTACGTCTCCAAACCTTTCGCCATTAGATGCGGGTTTTGCAGGAAGTTCTATCAACCCCGTAATCCGTGCTTATCATAGTGGGGGCTCGTACTCCAACACTGGCTTTTCGGGTCTTGGCGTAAAGGTAGAAGGTGGTGCCGGTACTTATACTCTGTTTATTGCCACAGGCGACACAACCCCAGCATCTGGCCTCTCGATAACTTCGTTGGAGATTACTATCAACGGGACAATGACAACGTACTACTCTGGAAGTGATTATTCCGGGTTGTTTGCAGCGGAAAACAGTTCAAGCGGAAAGTTTACTTTTATTTTTTCAGGCTTTAACGCAACACTACAAACACTCCTCAATAACTCCATCCGTTAAGGACATCAGATGTACGCTAAGATTGCAAATGGGCAGATTGTTAAATTCCCGTACACACTGGAAGACATGATTGCCGATAACGCCGAAATTGTTGGTGAGCCTACGGAAGAACAGCTTGAAGCCTGTGGTGCAAAATTGGCGCAACCTAACGCACGCCCAGCGCACTCGTCACGCACACACACATTTGAGATGGCGTGCGCTCTCGACGCTAACGGTAATCCTGTCATCAATTACATATCAACAGAAAAACCAATTGAAATTGCATCTTTCAACATGCGCGACGCACGTAACAGCGCGCTGACCCGCTGCGACTGGATCATCACCCGCGCCTTTGAGGAGGGGAACCCCGTCCCGGCGGCCTACCTCGCCTATCGTCAGGCGCTGCGCGATCTTCCCTCTCAGCCGGGTTTCCCGTATGATTATGTCTGGCCGCAAGAGCCGCAGGCATAAAGGAGCATCTATGATCACTCGCGCATATCAGAATTCCAAGGGTGAACGTCAGGAGGTGACCTTGAGCGCCGCCGAGTGGGAAGCCCTGACCGAAGATCAGCTGCAGAGCATGCTGGGCTTCAAGGCGCCGGCCAAGCCGAAAGCCAAGGACAAGTAATGCGCGGGCGCAAGGAATCGCGAGTGAACGAGGCTGGTAACTATACCAAGCCCGGTCTTCGCGAGCGCCTGTTCAACAGCATCAAGGGTCGGGAGACTCACGGCACCAAGGCGGGGCAGTGGTCCGCGCGCAAGGCGCAGCTTTTGGCCAAGGAGTACAAAGCCAAAGGCGGTGGATATGCCGATTAGGAAACCTCAGCAGTCCCTCAAGGACTGGGGTGATCAGAAGTGGACGACGAAGTCCGGCAAGCCGTCGAGCAAGACCGGCGAGCGCTACCTTCCGCAGGCCGCGATTAAATCGCTGACTCCGGGCGAATATGCTGCTACGACGAAAGCCAAGCGCGAAGGCAAAAAGGCGGGTAAGCAGTTTGTCGCCCAGCCGAAGGCCATCGCCAAAAAGGCGGCGAGGTTCAGATGACCACTTCTGGCACATATAACTTCGGCACGACCGAACAGATCGACATCATCACGGAAGCCTACGAGCGCGTGGGCAGGAATCCTGCGTCGCTGAGCTCCAATGATATCGACAGCGCCCGTCGTTCGATCAACTACATGTTCTCCGACTGGGCGAACAATGGCCCGAACCTGTGGGCCGTGGATCTGCAGTCGATTGTGCTGACTCCGGGCACGCTCTTCTACGATCTGCAGCCACGCACGGTGTCGCTGCTTCAGGTCTATACCCGCACCATATCTGGCGGGCAGAACCTTGACCTGATGATGTCGCCGATCAGCCGGGCTGAGTACGATGCCATTCCGTACAAGTCCCAACTTGGCGAGCGCCCGTTCCAGTATTATTTCGACCGCACGATCACGCCGCGCATCTACATCTGGCAGGCGCCGCAATCCGCAGGCGTCACGCTCTTCTATCACCGGATGAAGATTCAAGAGGATGCCGGCGCATTTACGGATAGCATGGACGCGCCGAACCGCTGGATGGAGGCAATCGCCGCCGGGCTCTCCGCCAAGCTGGCCGTGAAGTTTGCACCTGACCGCCTGCAGTTCCTTCAGGGGCTCGCAGATGGCGCCTATGATCGTGCCGCGGCTGAAGACCGTGAGCGCGTTCCGCTTCGCATCACCATTGATCCAACCGGAGGGTACTGATGCAGTACGCATATGGACGCGGAAAGAAGCGTCGGACCGGGCCCGAGTTCGACGCGAAGGATCCAAAAGCTATCGCGATCTGCGATGGCTGCGGCTTTCTTGTGCAGCACACGCACCTCCGGGAGAAGAAGGACTACCGCGGCGGTTCGACTCCTGTCGGCCTCAAGCTCTACGTCTGCGCCTCCTGCGACGATGTTCCGCAGCCCTACTACAGCCGCCTGCTGCTGCGTCCAGATCCTGTCCCTGTGAGGAACCCGCGCCCCGATTCTCAGGATGCGCAGACGAATGCTCAGGAGGCCGCGGCTAACGCTTTCTCGCTCTATCTGAATCAGCTATACGGATTGGCATAATGGCAAACGTAAAGATCCCCGACCTTACTTTGGCAAGCGCGCTTTCCGGAGCGGAACTGTTTGAGACTGTTCAGGGCGGTTTCAGTCGTAAGGTGGCTGCGCAAGACGTCGCAGCGACGGCAATCAACGTGCGGACGGTTGCGACTGGTGGGACGGGCGCGGCGACGCTGACCGGCGTTGTCAAAGGTAGTGGCACATCGCCATTCACTGCCGGGGCGGTCGTACTCACCTCTGAGGTTTCCGGCGTGCTGCCTGTCGCCAACGGTGGGACGGGCGCTGCAACGCTGACCGGCGTGGTCAAAGGTAGCGGCACAACAGCCTTCACTGCCGGGGCGGTCGTACTCACCTCTGAGGTGTCTGGCATACTGCCCGTCGCCAACGGTGGGACTGGCGCCGCCACGTTGACCGGCTACGTTAAAGGGACGGGAACGACGCCGATGACGGCCAGTGCCACGGTCCCGTTCGATGATTTGGCAGGCCGCGCGTTTGCCCAGCCTTACAGCACGGCGGATCAAATCGGAAACATCTCGTCGGCAACCGCCGTGACGTTTAATACCGACTTGGTTGGGGCTGGCATTAGCGTTGTCGCCAGCACGCAGATTACGTTTGCCGTAGCCGGAGCGTACATGCTTTCGCCGTCGGTTCAGTTTAAGAACACGGACGCCACCGATCACGACGCGACCATCTGGTTCCGCAAGAACGGCACCAACATCACAGATTCAGCCACGATCATTAGCATTCCAAAGGCCGCGGATGGCGGGGCTGCTGTTTTTAGCTTGAGCGTTTTTGTGGTCGTTACGGCTGGCCAGTATGTTGAGATCATGTGGCTACCTGAAGACATTGACGTAACGATTGATGCCAGCCCGGCTGGCGCTATCGCTCCGGGCATCCCATCCGTCATCTGCCCCGTAATGCGGATCGCCTGATGATCGAAGAGCTCATCTCTCGCGTGTTTTATGCGCGCAATCTGGCGCACTTCGAGCATTGGCGTGCCAAGGGCGAAGGCAGCTTCGCCAAGCACATGGCTCTGGGCGAATTCTACGACGGCGTGATCGACACCATCGACCCGCTCGTTGAGGCGTATCAAGGCGCGTTCTCACTGATCGGCGCCATCCCGACGCCGCAACAGACCCCGAGCGACAGCCTGAAGTGCCTTGAGGCCGACGCTCAGTGGATCGAGGCGAATCACGAAAAGATCTCCAAGGGCAACCGCGCCGTTGGAAATCTCATCGATACGCTGACCGCGGTATATCTTTCGGCCATCTATAAGCTGCGAAACCTTAAGTAGCTGAATTATTTATGGCTGAAATAGACCAGACGGAGGCCCGATTGAACACCCATGAGGAGGTGTGCGCGATTCGCTATGAAGGCATCTGCGCACGTCTGAAACGCCTTGAAAACATTGGGATTGGCGCAGCTGGCACAATCATCATGCTACTGCTCACTATCGTACTAAAGATTAGCTAACCACCGCAGTCTGTCTGAAAGGCTGCTTCTCAAGGTGATTTATGGCAGTCAATCAGTATGACGTTGACCCAAAGGGCGACGCCAAAATAGCTGAGTTAGCCTCAGTTCTTGGCAGTCAAAGAGCCGCAGCGCGTAAATTGGGCGTCAGCAACGCGGCTGTACAGAACGCCTGCCGTCGCCATTTGGAACGGTCAGCCGCTGTTTTATCGCTTGACAGGCCCAAGGCAGATCCGCTGCCGCCAGCCGATCTGTCGTTTGCAGAACGCCTAGCGTTGATGAAGAAGCGCAACGCGCTGCGGATTGCTCACGCGCAGGCGCAAGCTTGGCAGACTGTGCGGATACCAATCAAAGGGCCGTATGGCATCTGCTGGTTTGGGGATCCGCATCTTGACGATCCGTATTGCGATCTGATTGGCTTTGAGCGTGACGCCACGATCTGCGCAGAAACCGAAGGGCTGTATGGCGCCAACGGCGGTGACTCAATTAACAACTGGGTCGGCAAGCTGGAGCGCCTGTATGGCGAACAGTCCGCCACGGTATCAGAGGGCTGGGAACTGGTCGAGTGGGCGCTCAAGGATTTGGGCGTCAACTGGCTGCTGTGGATCTTGGGCAACCACGACACATGGAATTACGGAAGAAGAATTTTTGAAGGCATGAATACAGAACGCATCCTGATGCGCGATTGGGATGCCAAGCTACAATTAATTTCACCATGCGGCGGTATTACCCGCGTCTGGGCGCGGCACGACTTCAAGGGCCATTCGATGTACAATGAACTGCACGGCCTGAAACGTGCGGCAATGATTGACGAGCACGCCGACGTTTATGCTGCGTTCCACCGGCACACGTTCGGCACCGGACAGGGAGAATTCGCAGGCGGTCGGCGCTACACGCTGGTGCGCGCCAAGGGTTACAAGGAGTCCGACGACTACGCGCTCAAGGGCCAGTACCCTGAGCAGCGCAGTGGACAGTCAGTGGTCACGGTCATCACACCGCGCGACGGCGCTGCCCCGGCGATCAGCGTGTTCGAGGACGTGCAAGAAGGCGCGGCCTTCCTGACGTACAAGCGCAAAAAGGCTGGTCTATGATCGACCTTCTATGGTACTACACCTTCCGGTACGGAAAACGCAGGGGCGTTGCGAAATGAGCTTTTGGGACCGCTTTGAGAGCAGCCGCGACGGCATCGAAGACACCGTTGAATTTACAATCCGCATGGCCGTCGTCACGCTGGCCTGCGTTGTGCTGGTAGTCGTGGCCGCGTTGGTCATCGGCCTGTTCATGCCGAACCACATCGTGGACAGCGACAAGGTGTTTGAAATTGTCGGGCCCGCGTTCAATATGGTGATTGGCGCGTTTGTCGGGTTGTTGGGCGGCCTGAGTCTTAACGCCAACGCGCGTGATAAGAAGCCAGAAGAACCCGCCCCGGTCGAGCCTGAACCGGCGCCTACCGCTGTCGCCGACGATGACGACGACATGGCCCCGTGG